GTCTGGTCGAGACCGGAGAGAATGCCGGTCGTGTTGGCGCCTGCGTTATAGAGGTCTTTCGAGGTATTGAGGCCCATCTGCTGCGCCTGCAACATTGCGGGCGCGAAGCCCTGCGCGACGCCGCGCCCGTAGGCCATCTGGTTTGCGCCACTGAGATCACGCCCGGCCCCGGCGAACTGGCTATTGATCGAATTGCCCACATCGCCCTGGATGGTGGCGAGCATTTGCGCGAGTGCGGGATTCTGCGATGGATCACCCGCCGCTGCGCCAGCCACGGGCGAAACCTGCGCCTTGTAGGCGTTATAAGCGTCGGTCGCCATGCCGGTACGATCCGGGCCGCCGCCCGCCAGCAGCGTATTCGTCGCATTGCCGATCGCGGGTGCGTAAGGATTGCCGCCCTGCCCCTGCTGGACGAGCTGGCCGAAGGCATCGGTTTGGCCCGGCGTCAATCCCACATTATTGCCGGCCATGTAATTGAGCTGCCCGAGAATGCCGCCGATCGCGGGAATGGCCGGCGCATAGGGATTCGTGGTGTTGTCCTGTTGCGTCTGTTGGGTGGATTCGGACGTACCTTTGCCCATGTCTCAAAGCCTCTTTTCCAAGGTAACCCGTGCAATCCGGTAGCTGGGCAGAACGCGGCCCCAGCCCGGCCGCCCGTCGATACGGCTGAGTTCGCAGCCTTCGATCTTGGCGTATTTCTCGATTCCGCCGATCAGCGGGAGGAAGTTGTTCAACTCGCTGCCCGCGCACGCCACGATGGTGCAGACTTTCGTTTCGCCGAACTTGTCGATTTGCGTTACCGCGGCGCTGATGATCCTGGAGCCGTCCCAGGCGATCCAGAGCAAAGCCTTGGCAGACAGAACGCATCGCTCGACGCTGGGAAAATCACCCGCCGAGCCCCGCTCCATCGCGCGACGGATGAGTTCGGAGCAATGCGGCCAGAACTGCGGGACGGTTTCAGGCGGAACGCAGATCAACTCAGCCGAGGCAGACATAGCCGAAGATTCTGTCGGTCTGCGCGTTGTTGGCGTGCGCGATGGTGAAGGACTTGGCCGCCACCGCGCTGATGTAGATGGTGCCGTTCTTGATCTCGGCCGCCGCGTTGGACGTGGTGGGCGAGAGGAAAACCACGCTTCCCGCTCCGCATGTCTCGGGCGTAACCGTCGTGCTCGCCGCATTGGCCGTAAGCGTCACGCTGCCGACCGCATTCGAGCGGCCCTGCGCAAGCTGGTTGATGGCCTCGTTCTGCTTGGTCGGGTCTTTCTCATTTGGATTGAGGACTAGCGCGCTCACCGCGAGCCTTCCGATACAAACTCCGGCTCAATGCCGGTCAGGTAGCTCCAGATCGTCCCGGCTGGGATGCGTAGCCGACCGCGCGCAAACCGCGTCGAAGCCCGCTGCGGAACGAAGCCCTGTCCGTCCATCAAGGCTTCCGCCGTCTGCGCCTGCGTATTCGGCCAACGCTCGATGGTCATGGTCGAGCCGTACACCGTGGCAGAATCCGAGATCACGCTGAAGCCGCGCACGAAGACACGCTTGCCGGCGTCAAGCTCGGACGCGCCGGTTTCGAGCGTCGCTTCCAGATTGGAGCCGCGGAAGAATCCCAGCACATTGCTGGAATTGAACGCTGCGATTTCGGGAGTGGAAGCAGTCGCGATATTGTCGAGCGATCCGGCCAGCAAGTCGATGGACGCGCTTGGCGCGATGGCGTCGAGCCCTTCCAGGGTCAAGCCGGGCTGGGCCAATGTGCCGATATATTCGCCCGTGATGGTCAACGGCGTGAACCTGTCGAGCACGTAATCGTAACAGAGGCCCTTGTCGAACAGCCCCGCAACGCCGCTGATCGACTTGTAGAACAGGAATACCCGGCTGTTGCGCGGGTCCGGCGCGGCGATGCATAGCTGTAAGCTCGATTGCTCCAGGTCCGCCAATAGCGTCCTGTCGATCTTCTCCTTGCCGAGATGGATCGGATAGCCGGATGGCGACATGCCCATGAACCCGGCCGTGCTCAGAAAAAAGATACGGTCGCCCGATCGCACCAGAGAATAGGGAGCGAACAATCCCAGGTCTTCGGTGACGCGCTCGATCTGGAAGATCACCGGCGATCCCGGCGCATAGGTCATGCGGCGGATCGTGGTATCCTGGAAGATATTGCCGTACTCGCCACCCGCCACGCCGCGCACAATGCCGCCATCCGGCAAGTCCTGGAAGTCGGACGAATTCACGCCCGAGGTCCAGGTGGTTGTGGCATTCAAGCCGGACCATTGCACCCGGTAGGGATTGGACAACAGCCCGGAGAGCACCACGAAGCGGCCCACAACCGAGACATACCGCGCTTGCGGAGGAGAGCCGCCCAGCGCCGCGAAGGCGCTCGATGATGTCAGGTCGAAGACTTGCGGAACAACGTTGGCCTGCACCGCAATGATGAAATTGCCGAACTGGACGAATTGCCAGTTATCCGAGGCGGTGAGCGCCGAATAGGAGCCGGCGCCGAGACTCACGTCAGCCCAAGTGAAGTCTGTATTGTTGAGCTTGTAGAGTTTCGTCGATGTCGCGGCGAAGATCGCAACCGAACCGTCCGTCTTGATGGCCTTGAAGAAGCCCCGGCACGCCCCGGAGAGCGCGGCCGAGAGCCCCGAGAAATCCTGTATCGGCCCATAGCCGTCGCCGCGCGGCAGGACGTTTTTCAGGAAGGCCGTGAACTGCGCCGAATAGTCCGAAATGTCGGGGCGATATTCTCCGACCGGCATCAAGCTCATGGAGTGGCGCCCATGACCCTGATTGCGGCCTGTCCGCGTGTCCTGGCATCCAGCCGTTCTATCTCGTCGAATATCTGGTCCCGCCGGCCGAGCCAGCCCCCGAGGTTTTCAGGGTCTTTGACGAAACCATGAGCTTCCGCCAGCGAGCCAAACAAATACACGTCTGGATGCGCGGTCAGGAGCCAGTTTGTCGTGTTGCTGTTCGATAGCGCGGGGATTTTCTGGTAATAGTCGAACGTCAGCGCCGTATCGCTCGATGGCCGCACGGTGAGGCTCGATCCCTCGATGGTGAATATGTTTGGGCTGTCGGCCGGGTTCGTTGGATAGCGCGCGTGAAGGTAGGACGGGTGGACGTATTCCAGTTCCCGATTGGTCGAGCCGGTCCATGTCACGCGACGCCAGGCCAGATAATCGCTCGGCAGCGTGGCAATGCCAGAGGATGGCGTCAGCGTCGTGGACAATTCCTGCTGGCGAACGCGCAGGCGACGATTGGCGGCGGACTCAAACAACGTGATGAGGTCAGGCGCAATCGCGGTCAGGTCGGCATCGGTCGTGCGCGCGATCCATTTCAAGACGGACGTTTGTACGTCGCTATAGCTGGCAATCGTCATTGATGGTGGCTCATGAGCAGTAGAATCGCTTCCTCGTCGTCACGATCCATTGCCTCCCGGTGCGCCGCCATGCGGGCATGCCGGGCGAGCAGTTCCGATTGCGCCAGCGATTGCTTGATGGCGTCCACGCCGCGCGCCGCGGCTTCCGAATGAGCAAGCGCCAGGGCATTCGAGGTCGCTTGTCCCGCTGCCGCCTGTGCCTCTCGCGCTGCCCTGCGGGCGTCGGCTAGTTCCTGTTCTCTGCGGCGCTTCTCGGCACGCTTGCGAAGCTTTTCATTCTCGATCCGGCGCCGCTGCGCTTCGCGCTCGCGCTCCAATTCCTCCTGGAGTTCGCGCCAGCGGCCACGCGAGAACGTGCCGCCACTGATCGAAGATCCAACACTATCCTTGTTGAAATCGATGCTGTAGAGCGCCGGAAAGCCCGTCAGGGTAAAGAAGCCGGTCGACGCGACTTCAAATTCTTCTTCCGTGACCGCAAAGCCAGTGAGCGCGAATGCGCCTTGCGCCACCACGAAAGTACCAAAGAACGCAACTGCCTCTCCGATCAGGATATAAGCGCCCTGCGCCGCAACTTCGCCGAATTTGAATGTAACGGCCTGACCACTTAGGGCGAACGCGCCGTTCGCAACAACTTCCGCCGCCTTGAATGTGACGGCTTGGCCCGTCAGCGCGAATGAACCCTGCGCGGCTATTAACGCAGTGGTCGTAACCCCGTCAGCCGTTTGGCCGAGTGCGAGACGGCCTAATGCGTCAAAGCCGAGCATTTACAGCCCCAGCGTAATCGAGATGGCCGATGTTGGCGAGATGGTTGCCATCAGCGGTCAGCCCCTTGGTCGGATCGATCGAGGGGCCGGCGTCGATCAGCGCAACATCCATTCCATCGCCTGCGGCCTGGGCCGCAACAGCGGCAGGTACTGCGTTATAGGCCGCCACCGAGGCATCGCTGAGCACTGCCGAGCGCGGATTGGTCAACAACCGAAGCGGCAATGCATTCGATCCCGTCCAGAACCAATCGAGCATCACCAGATCATCGCCGCCAGCCGGGATTGGCACATTGGCGGTGATGACGATGGCATGCGTTCCGACACCAAGCCCGCTGATGCGACGAAGCGCGGGCGCGTAAATCGGCGTCGAGCCGCCCCGAAATATCGTCTGATCGCCGACGCATGGGAACGTGCCGACCACCACACCGTCCGACTTGACGGTGATCGTGGCCGCGTTGCTGTCGCAAAGCACATGCTGGAACGCCAGCACGTCGCCTGTGATCGTAAAGCTCGCCGTCGCGCCATTGGTCTGCGTGTATTTGCCCAGCCCATAAAACGGCGTGGCGTTCCACGTTCCGGTATAGGACCACGCGCCAGAGGTCGCCAACGCCTTAGTGCCGGCGAGCCAGTAGGCCATCGCGGTCAGGGATTTCTGAAACTGACTGATTGCGCCCGCACCCGATCCGTAGGCGACAAGATCAGCCCGCCCCGCGAGATGAAAATGCCGCGAGCCTGCTATTGGCGAATAGGCGAAGATCGACGCCGCCTGGTCGGCAAGCGTTTGACCGCTCACCGCGCGCATGTCGCAAGCCTCGCTGCGCATTGCGGACAGCACATGCGCCCATGGCGTGACGATGTAGGGCCATAGCGATCCGAACGCGGTATCGTTGTTGGCCCCGAACGTCATCGAGTCGCCGAAAAAGCGGTTGGTGATAGTCATCAGCCGTCGCGCCCGCGCCGATCGATCCAGCCGTAAGTTATGACATAAAGAAGATCATTCCCCGCCTGCGCCGACACGGCCCTGATTTGGGCGCTCGTATTGGTGCGAATCTCAAAATTCCCCGCCGTCCCCACGCCCGCGCTCGGCGCGTCCAAGTTGATATTTCCGGTGGGCGTATTTGCCGCCTGCGTGCTTTCGTCGGGTGACTGGATTAACGCCAGTCCGGCGGCGGCAGAGTTTGCATAAAGCACCCGGAATTTAGCTCGAACCTTGACGTTGGTTGGCACCGTCAGGGTGATAAGTTGCGACGTGCTGGTGACGTTAAAGGCGCTCTTGTCGGCTACCGGCGTACTCCAGAGGAATTCATCACCGAGTTGCGAAAAGGCTATTAGGTGACTTGCACCATCGGTAAGAACGGAACCAAGGCGCCGCTTTTGCGTATAGCTTGTTGGCATGGTCGGAGACGTTGCGCTGGTAGAAAATAGCGCATCGACAACTCCCGTGTCTGGTCGGCGAATAAGCCAAAGATGATACCAAGTGCTAGCTGCGACTGTGCCTGTGTCCATTCCTCCATTGCCAGTACCAACAGCCCATCCCGATGCTGTCGATTTGCTAATGGCCGAGGTAAGGCGAATTACTTCCACATTTAGAGCGTCGGCAGCAACGCCAGCCACAATATCGATCTGCGAATTCGGAACGCCACCATTATTGGACATTGTAAGGCCGGAAAGATAATTATCCGGGAACGGAAAATCAGCCGCCAGCGCCGTGACATAAACCTCTGCGGCGCCCGACAGGCTGATCGCCGTGTTGCTGTTGGTCGACTTGACCACATTGCGCGTAAGCGTGGTGCCAGCCGTGGTGTATTTTCCGAATCCGGCCTCGCTGTTCGCACCGTCCTTGATCCCGTAGGAGACGAAATCGCCATCCGCTACACCCGCATTGGCGAAGGTCAGATAACCCGAGATGGCCGAGCCAAGCGTGATCGTTCCCGTGCCCGTTGTCGCCGTCGACATGCGGGCAAGGTTGTAAAGCTTCGCCATTTATACGATCTGCAACACGCCGTTGGTCTGGTCGGTCTGGACCTGGAACGAATTACCCGACGTGATGTTGACTTCCGCGCCGTAGTCCCACCAGCCGATGAGGTTGCCGCTCGCCGCCGTCGAGTTGTAGAGCACCGCATAACGGAATTGCGCAATCGCGCCGCCCGATGCTGTGAATGTGGGCTGTCCGAGAATGAGCTTTTGCGTGCCCGAGGTTTGCGTATTGCTGACCAGCGTTGCCGTCGCACCGCCGGCCGTGTAGCCATTGCCGGCCGCAATATCGGTAATGTTCGCTTTGACCGTATTGGTCCGCACCGGCGCAACGTCGGTCAGCATGATCTTGAGCGTATCGGAGCCAAGATTGTGGACCTTGTTGCTCAGGTCCAGAACGAAGATGTCGAACTTATTGAATGCGGCCATGTCAGGTCACCGGCTCCGTATGCGAGACGCGCCCATGCTGATCGCGCACGACGCGGAAGCCCTTGGGCTGGGCGTGCGGCACGGGGTTGTGCATCTGGGCGAGATGTCCCAGCACCGTCTCGATGCTCACCGGCGGCGCAGTCGGCTTGCCATCGGGGCCGGGAGGGCCGGGCTTCGACGCGATGTCGATGGCCTTCGCCGCCATGGTCATGTGATGCTCGCGGGTCTTCAGCTCGGCATCCAACAGCATCTTGCGCTCATCGAGCGCGGCCTTGCGCTCGGCCAGCGCCATATCGGCCTGGGCCTTCGCGATCTGGTGTTGCGTGTCGAGTTGCGATTTCTGCTGGTCGAGCTGGCCCTTCAACTGAAGCTGCTGGACGGCGGCTTGCGCCTTGACAGCCTCCGGGTCCGGCTTGGCAGGCGGTGGCGGATTGACCAGATTGCCCTGCGCGTCCTTTTCCTCCGGGTCGGCAAAGAACTGATCGCCGTCCTTGTGGCCTCCCGCCTTTACGAAGCCCAGCGCGGCGTTGTAGATTTTCTTCGGCGTGGCGACGTTGGACAGGCCGCCCACAGCCATCTTCTCCTGGATGTTCAAAATGCCCATCATGAACGCGGCCTGCTCCTGCTTGCCTCCGGTCCCGAGCCCGACATGGATGGTCATGTCGTTGCGGGTTTTCCATTCCCGCGGATCGACGGTTACCCATGTGTTGCGCAGTCGTACCGTTGCGGCTTCCTGGCCATGCTTGCGGATGGTCGCATGGAGCAGCGCGAACAAGTCGCGAATGCCGGTTTCCGCGAAGATGCGGGCGATCAGCTTCATGCGGGCCTGCGCCGCGCTGAATACCTGATTGACCGCCGTGGCCGATTGGTTCTGCAACGCATCGGCATCGACGCCCTGGCCTTGCCGGGTAACGCCGGTGCGGAACTCGCGCGTCGAGTCCATGTATTCCATCAGCGGGAAAACATGGCCTCCGATGGAAGGCACCTCCTGCCATTGCAGGCCGCCGGGCTGCTTGGTTCGCACGATGCCGCCCGGCCGGGACACCAACAGATCGTCAAGCGTTTCGGGCGACGCAAACTGCTGGGCCACTTCCACGCGGGGGTTATTGGCGAGATAGGCGTTATCCAGCACCGATCGCAGAAGCGCCGTTTTGATGCGCTGGATGTCCATCACCAGATCGGCGATCGAACGGCCGAAGAAACGGTGTGTGATGATCACCGGCGTCATCGCGGCAAACGGCATCATGTCGAACGGCTCGATATCGGGCTTTCCGTCCTTGGTCAGAATGTCGCCCTGGCCGCCCCCCGTCGTCACCTTGTAAAGCAGTGCCTTCCCGTCGCCCTCATAGTCCATGCGGATGTAATGCTCGATCACCTCTATCTTGCGGGCTGCCTTGTTGAGCTGTTCGCCCTGGTACTGAAACTCGTCCACGGTATCGCGTGCGACTTCTTCGGTATTGGTGATGCCGGTATAGCTCGGAAGGCTCTGAACTTGATCCTTGTCGTAGCCCTGACCCAAAAGCTTTGCTTCGCTCAGCAGCACCTTATGAAACGAATAATCACAATCCCGCAGCGACCTGGCGTTGCGTGAAATGCCGAATTCCTCCGGCGGAACCGGGTCTATCCTGGCCTGCGCGAATTTCTTCGACCGGCCGACCACACAATCATAGAGGATGATCGGCTCATCCTCGGTGCCAACATTGCGCTCGGTCTTGGCGAGGATTTCAATGTTGGGATCGGAGACGATAAGGTTATAAACGTCTTCCGGCTGGTCGTAATAGGTTTCGCGCTCCTCCTGGGTCTTCTCCTCCCACCACACTTTGACGACGCCGACCTTTGAGAGCAGCGCATCCTTGATGAAGCTGTAGAGGATCAAAAACCCCGGATTGCCCTGCATGAAGACATGGTTGACGTAATCTGTCTCCTGTTCCGCCGCCGCAACGTCCTCGGGTCCGACTGGCTCGAATTTCACCACATCGTCAGATGCCGTGAAAATCTCCATGAGGGACGGCATCAGGCCCTCGATGGTATCCGCTACATCGGTTGAGACCGCAGCCGACCGGCCTTCCGGCACCGGCATGTCCTTGGTCATGTCACCAAGGTAATATCGCTGCGCGTCGCTGCGTTGCGTGCTCAGCTTCGAGGCCAACAGCCCCGCCATGGCGTCGGTACGCTCGGCATCCAATAGCGTCTTGAGTTCGGACAGCGGCATTTTCCTGGGCATTAAATATGTATCCAGGTCCGACGCGTTTTTACAAAATGGATTCCTTCAATGTCAGCCCTCATCGGTCGGTCCTTAAATGCGCCCAATCGGGATCGTTCAGCTTTTTCTTTATGAACTGGCCGAACTCCTCGCCCGACATGGCGAGGATGTTTTCCCCGCTCTCGTTCATCCACCGGACCAGGACGACGTTTGGGATCGTCGCGATATGCCGGCCCCAATCGCTTTTCTGGGGCTCATTGCGCAGCCGCTTGTTGCGCTCGATGATGTCCTCGCAGTCCTGCCAATGCTCAATGGCAAGATCCTTTCCGTTCGCGTCGAGATGCGGCCGGATCAGGACAGGCGTGCCGCTCATTAGAAGGCCGATAGCTCTTCAATGGTGAGCGTAAAGACCTCCTGGGCTGTTGGCGTATAGGCGGCCTTGGCCTCCAACAGAGCAAAGAGCGTCCCGCCGGAAAACCGCAGCAGCAATTCCGAGCCGGCCGTGGCGGCGCCGACCCCGTTGCAGCCATCCGTGAATGCCAGCATGCTTGTCACGTCGATAGGGCCCACGTAATTGGCGGCCCCGCTCGTTGACCACGCCGCATTGTCGCCATTCGCAATGGTTGGTAACGCGGTGTAGAAATGCACCCGGAAGTTGGCGTTGGTCGGGACAACGCTGGTTTTACTCAGCCGAACGCGGGTAATGCGGGTTTGACCACCCGCAAAACCGTTCGTGAGGGAGAGCGACATCGGCACAACGGAGGCCGCCGTGGTGCTGTTGGCGACAAGATCGCCCGACGCATAGGCGGTCGTGTCGTTCGGCCGCGTGAAGCTGGCGGAATCGTTGCCGATCTGCATGGATTATGCCCTGCGGATGGTGGCGTAGAACGTGCCGGGGATGGACGATCCTGACGCACCGGACGGCGTGAACGAAATCACATCGTCCTCATTGACTGCATTGGCCCCGGATGGCGTCATACTGAAGTTCTGCCCGGCCGCCGCGCCGGAAACCGTCATCAGAAACGGGCTTCCGGTGATGGCCGTGCCGCCGATCGCCACCGCAATGGAGGCGTCCGCCGTGGTGATGATACCGCCGGTTACGCCGCCGACCTTGACGACGGTGCCGCGGAATGGAGCGCGGAGATAAGCCGCCGCCGGGGTGCCTCCGATGCTTGCCGAGTGGCAATGCACGGTGACTTCGTTGATTGTATGGTTGAGGGGGAGAGCCATTGTTGTCGTTCCTTATGACCAGTTGCCTTGCGTGCCGAGCGTCGGCACCTGCCAGATGCGGAAGAACGATCCGGCCTTATGCACGACGCCTGGCGTGCCGGTCGCGCCCGGCCGCGCGCTGGCTTTCAGTTGAGGGATCAGCGTGCCGCCGGCCAGGACCGACAATGTGCCGGTAATCTGGACGGCCACTTGCTCGGTTGCGGAGGTCGAGGCTGCGGTAATCACAACGGCGGTCGTCAGCGTCGCGCCGGTGAAGAATCCAGCTAGGCCGCCGGTTGCCGGCGTGTTGGCCGTCGTGCCGGAATTGCCGAAGACGAGATATGACGTGCCGGCCGCATTGAATGTCGCGGTTCCCCCAAACAGCGTGGCCCATGTGTGCGACGTGGTGCCGGTATTCGTGAGGTAGTAGTTTCCCTCGAAAAAGAACGTGCCGGCCGCAACGGTAAGCGCGCCGTTGTTCGTGGTGAACACAGCGCCAGCCGCCGCGGTATCGAGGCCGGTGTTGTTGTCCGCCGCGCTGTCCGCCGCCTGGATGATGTATTGCTCGGAGTCGAGCATGGGAGCCGTCGCCACGACGGCGCCCGGCGTAGCGGCGAGAAAGGTCGCGAGTTGTGCGGCCGTCGCCTTTTTGTAGCGCAGGCTGCTGTCGGCATCGTAGACGCCGATCAGAGAGCCGCTCGTCACGGCCGCAATGGCGGCTTCCTGGGAAATCGTATATTCGCTCATTGTGTTCTCCTGGAATGGAAAAGGCCGTCCTTCGGGGCGGCCTTTTCCTCATTCCTGTTGATCCCGTTACGAGGTGGTGAGGTCGAAGACGCCGGCGCTCGCCTTTTCGTTGCGAGCCTCCAGCGCGTATTCGGACAGCACCTCCTTGCGTTCCGAGTCGCCGGTCTTGGCGAGCGGGATGGAGAGCATTTTGCGGCCGTTGAGGTAGGCAATCGCCCACATATCCAGTTGCAGCACCAGCACGTCACGGGCGCGGCTGAAGCGGTTGGCCACGACCTTGAGCGTGCCGAAGTCGGATTCGTAGGCGTCGACCGAGGCGGTGATCTTCTTC